AAAGAATTATGAAGTTTACAGTTTATTCAAAAGATGGATGCCCCTATTGCACAAAGGTTCAACAAGTGCTAGAGTTGGCACAACTTCAGCATGTAGTTTACAAATTGAACAATGACTTTACTCGTGAAGAATTCTATGCAGAATTTGGAGAAGGATCTACCTTTCCTCAGGTAATTGTTAATGATAAACACATTGGTGGTTGTTCGGATACCGTTCAATATCTACAGGAGCAAAAATTAGTTTAATGAATACGAACATTCACGAAGTTTACAACGATGTAGAAAAAGCAATTGATTATGCATTCAATGGTCAGTTTGTTTTAAAATTTTATGACTATCTAAAAGTTCGTGGAACAAAAAAAGTAGAAGTCGAACAATTTATTGAAAGTTCTACTGCTACTGAAATTAGTAATCTTGTAATGGATTTGGATGATTATCTTGAAGGTGGATCAGATGAGATTCATAAACAACTTCGCGAAGGATACGGACACATTCCAAAACCACAGGCAAGAAAAATAAGAAATTATCTATATGGTATTCTTGAGGATGCCTGGAGATATAATCATGATAAACGACCAGGAAGAAGAAAGAAGCAAACTAAATAAGTCAGAACCCCAAATCAATAGGGGAGTTGAATTATTACTACGCAATAGGAGGAGATCATCTGCACCAAAGACTTTTCAAGTGAAGTTTGGTAAAATGATCTCTCTTTTTCGTAGGGAGTTTCATTTCTTTATAGAATTTAACTTTGATGTAAGAAAAAAATAAACTCTCTGGAGAAAACAAATGGAAACAGCATATGTAGTAACATTCATTACAATGTTTACCTTGCTCTTTTTTATGGTAGGAGGTATAATAGGCTGGTTAACTTACAGACATTTGCTGGAATCAAGACCTCCATATTTGCATCCAGAGTTCTTTGACGAAAATGGACAGGTTATTCCTGACGAAATAGTATCTGTACGATTTGAAAACAATTACGACTATGACTACGACGACGAAAACGAAGAGAGCGACGACTGAAAAACCGATTGAAACTCTTCCGACAAACCCCTTTGTTTTTGAGATTCTAGAACTTGCATCAAAGCAAAGAAGCGATGCAAAGAAGGTTGAAGTTCTTAAAACTTATGAACATGATTCTCTAAAGACTATTTTTATTTGGAACTTTGACGAATCTGTTATTTCTCTTTTACCTGAAGGAGAAGTTCCCTATGGCGATGTGAAAGATCAAAATGTATATTCTGGATCACTTTCAACAAATCTCTCCATGGAAGCAAGGGGAGGAGAGTCTGCTACCGGTCAAGATCTAGATGGTAGAGGAAGAACTTCTTTGAGGAGAGAATATCAAAACCTATATCACTATGTAAAAGGTGGTAACAATACTCTATCTACGATTCGTAGAGAAATGATGTTTATTAATCTTCTCCAGGGACTTCATCCTAGGGAAGCGGAAGTTTTGATTCTTACGAAAGATAAAAAACTCCAAACTAAATACAAGATAACTCTTGAGAATGTAAAAGAAGCATACCCCGATGTTCAGTGGGGTGGTCGTTCATGAGTGTAGCAGTAGGAGAAAAGAAAAAAATGGCAGAAAATAAAACTAAGATTAATAAAGTTCTGCCTCATGAATATGGATGTGAAATTCTTTTAGAAAAAACTACTGTAGAAAAAGCAAAAGATTCTTCACTTCCTAATGATGCATACTTGATTTGGTATGTTGTGGAGGGTGAAGAGCACATTGATCTAACTCGTTGCCCCAAGCGAGTGAATCTTTTTGATATGTATTATGATAAGTATGGTCCAGGTGCAGTTAAAAAGATTGATTTTGGATATGGTAGAACTAATCCAAAACTTTGGGGATACAAACAACCAGAGAAGAAAAAAAGAAAATGAGTCAAGGATTTGATGTAGAAATTGAAATGCCGAAGTCTGACATTGACAGACTTCTTAAGCAATATAAAAAAGTAAAAAAATATCAAAAATCATCTCTGTACGCTATCAAAACAATGGACGGAACAGAAGAGATTGTTAGTTCATTGGTGAAGGAAGCGGAGGAGAATCCACTGTAAATGGGAAAGCATTATCTACTTAACTTGTATGGATGCTCGTTTGTTCTTTTGGACGACGAGCGTTGTCTTATAGACTTATTGGAAAACGCAGCAGTTGCAAGCGGTGCTACTGTGGTTCAAACTATCTCAAAGAAGTTTGAACCACAGGGAGTCACTGTGATTTGCCTGTTATCTGAAAGTCATATTAGCATTCATACTTGGCCTGAGGAAGGTAAGGCAGCAGTGGACGTTTATACTTGTGGTGATTGTAATCCAAAGATTGGGTGTGATATTATCATTCAACAACTTTATGCGCAGAATCACACGTTAAGTTACATAGAACGGTAATTTATCTTTTCCTAAATCTTTTCACTTCTTCTTGTCTAAGATTTAATCTTTGATTTTTTACTTCCTCTGTTATATTCCATCTATTATATCCTATCCAATAATGAAGATTGCTTTTCATCCAATCGCATTCTTCTTTTTTTATTTTAACATATGGTAAAATTTTAAGAAAAAATTTTTCAATTTCTTCTGTTCTACTAATTTTCCATTGGTAGGTATCTGAATAATTTTTTCCTCTATTATACACAGATCCTATATTCAAATAATCACGCATTTCATCCAAAACAATTTTATTGTATTTCTGACAAATTAAAATGCAAGGATATCCTGGAGCAAGACCAATATATCCTTCTCCATCAAAAAATCCAGCGATATACTGATCCATTTTTATATTTTAAATTTCATTTATTATTTATGTAAGTTTGTAATAATATATACCATTCTGTATCTAAAGTTACAAAAGTTTTTGCATAACTATACTAACAGGTCTATAATGACCTTACGTTCATCGCTTAATGCGACGGAAGTAAGCCGACGCGGAACGGATCGTTCATCCTCATAGAGGACGCAAACGCCGACTGAAGGAACGCTCTTTAACCTAAAAAACTAAGGAGAACCCTAATGTCTAAAGTAGTTTATCGCGGTGTTGAGTATGACACCCAAAAGCGTCTTGAGTATCAGCAACAAATGATGCAGCAACCCCAACAATACAATGAAACCTATCGTGGTGTTAAGTTTGTAAAGGAGGGGCACAAATGAAAAAACTCAATGCACTTCAACTTATTAAAGAGCAGAAACAAAAAGAAGAGAGGCGTCGTAAGGCATCTCTTGCTACTCTGGTAGCAGCAAAATAATTTAGAGGAGTGCTTGACACTCCTCTTTTTTTTGTCTATAATACCTTTGTCGAGGTTGATAAACATGGATAGAGAAAAGCTTAAGCTGATTGTCAGAAACCTTGAGTCTCTGGTAGAATGTTTAAAGGCAGAGATTGAACCTGAGACTGAAACTGAGGTTAAAGATCCTGTCTATGAGGAGATTAAAACTTTTTTAACTGACTACGACGAAGTATTTTATGACGAGGAAGATGAATACGATGTATGATGACTTTGAGTTTATGAAACCAGAAGTAAAACTTATTAGCGTTACTCCTGATGCAGAAAAACACATGGCATACTGTGCTAGGGTTTCTAATCCTGCAAATCAGGATAATGAAAAGTTCTCTGGACTACTTAAGTATTGTATTCAACATCAACACTGGAGTATTTTTGAACAAGCTTCAATGACTGTTGAGATCAATACTACTCGTGGACTGGCAGCTCAAATTCTTCGACATCGTTCATTTACATATCAAGAATTTTCGCAACGTTATGCTGACACAAATCTTCTGAATAATACTATTCCTCTCCCTGAACTACGTCGTCAGGATACTAAGAATCGTCAGAATAGTATTGATGACATTCCTGACTATTTGAAACTGACTCTGACAGAAGACATTCGCGTTCATTTTGAGCAGGGTCTACGCCTCTACAACCGCCTCCTAGAGAAGGGTGTAGCAAAGGAGTGCGCGAGGTTCGTATTGCCCCTAGCGACGCCCACAAGACTCTATATGACCGGTTCTGTAAGGTCGTGGATCCATTATATAACTCTCCGGGCGGCCAATGGCACCCAGAAGGAACATATGGAGATTGCAGAACTTGTTCGTTGTATTTTTACTTGTCAGTTCCCTGCAGTGTCTGAAGCACTTGGTTGGACTCGTGAAAGTTGCTCTGAGTGTTCTGATGCACCTTCTATTACCATTGAATAAATATCCTTACATACTATGGAGGTGTAACATTGGCAACATACCCAGTTTATAATAAAGTTACTGGTGAACAAAAAGAAGTCTCTATGAGTGTTCACGATTGGAATCAATGGAAACAAGACAATCCCGATTGGGACAGAGATTGGTCAGACCCATCAACCTGTCCCAACTCTGGTGAAGTTGGTGAAATTTATGATAGACTTAAAAAGTCTCACCCAGGTTGGAATGATGTATTAACTAAAGCTTCAAAGGCACCAGGTTCAAAAGTAAAACCAATTTAATTCTATATGGCAAGAAAAAGAAGAGTAGAAGATCAACCAATTGGTGTTGGAATGACTGCCAAGCAAATGAAACGCAAGAAACCAATTGGTCTTGACTTAATGAGAGACATTGAACCTCTCACAGATAATCAGAGACTTCTATATGAAGCATATGAAAAGGGACAAAATCTTGTTGCTTATGGATGTGCGGGAACAGGTAAAACATTTATTACCTTGTACAATGCCCTTCAAGATGTACTAGATGAGAGAAGTCCTTACGAAAAAATTTATATCGTAAGATCTCTTGTTGCTACTCGTGAGATTGGTTTCCTACCTGGAGACCACGAAGATAAGTCATCACTTTATCAAATTCCTTATAAGAATATGGTGAAGTATATGTTCCAAATGCCAGATGATGCATCGTTTGAAATGCTCTATGGAAACCTCAAAACTCAAGGTACGATTAGTTTTTGGAGCACTTCTTTTATTCGCGGAACTACTCTGGACAATGCAATCATTATCGTAGACGAGTTCCAAAACTTGAACTTTCACGAACTTGATAGTATCATTACTCGTGTTGGCGAAAACTCAAGGATTATGTTCTGTGGTGATGCAACTCAATCTGATCTTATCAAAACAAATGAAAAGAATGGAATTGTTGATTTTATGAAAGTTCTTCGTATTATGCCTTCAATTGATACTATTGAATTTGGTGTAGATGATATTGTTCGTTCTGGTCTAGTTAAGGAATATATTCTAGCAAAAATGGAAGTTGGTGTATGACCTTTAATCATTGTAATTTTTTAGGTGACCTTGAACTAGATTGCAAAACAACAGAAAGCATTCGCTTGTACAATCTCCCTGATGGTCAGTGGGTGCCTTCTATTACATCTGTAACTTCTTTCTATAATCGACAGGTCTTTGTTGAATGGAGAAAGAGGGTTGGTGAAGAAAAGGCAAATGCAATCACAAAAAAAGCAACTGCAAGAGGAACTGACTTTCACCAAGTTTGTCAAGACTACTTGGAAAATAAAGAACTTGTTTGGGATGATTATCAACCC